TCATTTGTAAGTTGTAGTCTTAATAGTTAAATTCATATATATCTCTGAACCTCCTGATGTTTCTTTTATCATTGGGAATATAATATCTCCTGCTGATATATCTGCATCAGATGCTACTGCAAAAGTAGTTTCATCTATAGCAATTAATTTATTGTTACTTGCAAGTCCTGTCAAAACAATCTCTTTTACTCTCTCAGCAGTTCTATTAGATGTATTATCTGCAACTGGAGTTAGTTTACATATTGCAATAGTAAACTCATTAGAACCTGTACTTGTCGCCCATCCTTTAAAAGATACTGCACTACAATTCTCAGGAACTATTTGCGCTTGACCCATCTCAAAAAAAGCGTTAGGTGCTATAGTAATACTTCCTAAAGTTGTACCACCTGAATCTATATTAATTAAGTATGGTGATTTGTTATCTAATATATCTTGACCATAAGAGTAGTTAGTTAACGCAGTTGTAATATAACCTTGCATCTTATAGTTAGTAGCACCCATAAATGACTTGTCTTGCCATTGTAAGTTACCATCAGTACCAGTAGCAGATGTACCTGCAGTCTTGCTCAGTACAGTATTATTAGTAGCAGTTTCAAACCCTTTTGGATTATGCCTATTAATATCGTTTAAATTCTTATGTTCGTTTGCAGCCATTTATATATTTATTTTAACAATCATCACATGGACAAAAATTCTTCCAACTATCATAACCTCTACGCCTAGTATATATGCTATCATACATTATTATACCATGATTCTTATACACATTATCATTACAAGGCTTATTAGCATCAAATGTAGGATATAAACCATTCTGGTCGCTATCTGTCATATAATCTATCATATCCTTTAAGTATATCTCTGCCTTTCTATAAGTATCTTGCTTGTAAACATTCAACTCAGCAGGGTCTATAATCGTAGCAAACTCATCTATATTGTGAACAATACCAGCACTACTACTATTACTCTGTACTTCATTGATAACCTCAAATCTAACAAACCAACATAAACATCTTGTCAAGAAATCATCCATCAAAGTTTGATTCGCAGTTGTTAAAGTACCATCATTGTGTTGTGTTTTAATTTCTTCATAAAACTTCTGACCTAATGCTGGTTTTAAATGAGCCAACTCAGAAAGTAAAATAGTGTTATCAGAAATTAGTGCAGTATCTGTATTAGCATTAGTAAAACTATTGCTTATAACTTCTCCTGCTGTTACTAAAGGTATATATTGGTTTACGTTTGCCATAGTTATTCGTTTGTTTCAGTTACTTGTAAATCACCTGCATCATCATCTCCTTTCCCATCTGCATCATCATCTCTTGTTACAATGATTTGCTCTCTATCTGTCAAGAACATATTACCTTCTTCTAACATAGGTAAATCCTCATCTAACATTTTTCTTTGCTCATTTATAGTAAGAATTTGCTTAGGGTCAATCTGAGTTGCAAAACTAATTGGTGGCTCATAATGTATAATTAACTCCTCTGGTAAAAAGCCCATTTCTTTATAAAGAATAGTTCTTAAACCATTTAAAAGCAAATCTGAAGTATCTTTAATTACTGTAGTCATTGCTAAATCATATGCAATTCTTATCTCACTACCTGTGTTATTCATCTTACCTGAACTAACTAATCCACTTAATGATGGTTGCCATCTATGTGCAGTTACAATATTCTGGTCAGTAATTCGTTGTAAGTCTATCCAACTACCTTCTTGGTCATCTTTTATTATCTGAACATTAGCATTAGCAGCATCACCATTCTTAACGATAAACATTATCTTACCATTGTTACCATCTCCAACAAACTTCTTCTGTGCTTCTCTTACTAACTTCTTTGCTTCTTCTTCACCCATATCACCATTAATCTCAATAATAGCAGAAGGTTGAAAGCCATTTTTGAATTTAGTGTGATTCCATTTACCAATCTCATAATCTACTGCTATATGCTCTAAAGCAGCAACATAGTCTGGTAAACCATAGAATTGGAATGTAGGTTCGTAATCTTTAAATTGCATTACAAATCTACTCCCACTCATCTCAGGATATAGAGGTATAATGTTTAATTTGTCCTTCATAGTATTGTACTTAGCCCAGTCTGGGTGTACATATACTTGTTTCTTGTTTTTAGACATTCTAACAGTAGTTGCATCTATGTGATATAGATTTAGTCCACCATCGTATAAAACGCCTTCAATGTAAGCATTTCCAAAAGTGTAGTAATCATCAGCAAGTTTCTTAAAAACTTCTCTTAATGATTCACCATCTGCATTTACATCTTTAATATATTCTTTAACAGTTTCATTGTTGGTTACAAACTTTGCACCACTTGTGAATACTGCCTTCTGTGCCAATACACTTCTATGTGTACTAGATTTTCTTTTTAGTTCTGCTAAATATTGAGGAAAGAGGTTGTTATTACCAAAAGGAATAAACTTAGTCCTTACCTTTGATAAGTCTTGTGGTTCTTCAATATGTTCAGGAATTGCTAAGTTAAAAACTCCAAATTCAAAAGTATTACTCTTCTGATTCTGTAGATTTTTTACCTGACTTTTTTGTTTTCTTTGGCTCATCTTTAGTTTTTGTAGTTGATAATTTTTCTATATTAGAAGTCATACCTAATTCTTCATAAGCATACGCTAACTCTTCTTGAGTAGCATTTGCCCATTTAATCTTAAAATCACCTTTGTAAAGTGTTCCAGATGATTTACTCGCTTTATATTTTGCCATAATTGTATATATTTTTAAGTGTGATAAATCTACAATATTTCCACCACAATCACACATTTTATAAAAAAGATATTAATAGGGAAATGTTATAAACTTTTTACGAACTACGTTCAACCTATTTATCTTTAATTATTATGCACCTGTTGTTGCAGTTAATGCTGAAGTATCAACTGTAACAGTTCCTGCGTACTCTCTTGGTAACTCAAATTGTCTTGCCATTAAGTTAACAGTAATACCACTCTCATCAGAATAAGCAGCACCAGTACCACCTTCAAATCCACTTAAGTTTAAGAAAGTTTGACTTCTACTTGCTACATCTTCATTAGCGTATTTTTCAGAAACACCTAAAACCCACCATTTACCATTAGTGTCTAAAGCCATTCCCATCATACACTCATTAAGCATACCTTGTAATTCGCTAAACTTTGCTAATTCTATTTTTGGTAAGTTGAAAGATAATCCACACTCAAAAGCAGTTGAACCATTTTCTTTAGTTGCATTTATAGTTAATGCTGGAGTTTCATTTTTAAACTCATATACAAACCAAGCAGCATCACCACCTGATTGAATATTTTCAATGCTATGTGTTCCAGCAGCACCATAAGTAATTACATCAGCAGTCGCCCAACTTCTTAATATGATTTGAGAAATACCACCAGTTGCTTGTAAATCAGCACAACCTATTGCTAAACCTGTATCTATTGCCATTTTATTATTATTTTATTGATTATAAAAAGTAATTAAGAGAGTGCTTTTACACACTCTCTATTATTACATTATTGTTATGTTGTTACAACTCCCCATTGAACAAGAGAAGGGTACAAGAACTGTACTCCTAGTTTGAAGTAACCTCTGAAGAACATTTTCTCTTCTAAGTCATCATAGAAAACTTTGAAAGAACCTTCAGGATCAGTTACATCAGAACCAATTATTAAGTTCTCAACTGCACAGTAACATACACCATTTTCAGTGTTACCTGTTGCTGCTGCACTTTGGTCAACAAAAATTGCTGGGTTAAGTGCTGCTAAGATAGTATCCCATTCGTAAACAGGTACTAATTCTACACCTCTAAACATAACTCTTTGTAAACCATCTACTTTGTTAACAAGTGCTAAGTCAGAAGAAGAACCTTCAAGGTTTGCTAAGTAAGCGTTAAATACTTTAGGAGTTACAAACATTTTCTTATCACCTGCTGGTACTTGTTGAAGTGCTGCTGGTGCTTCATCGTAACATTTTCTTATAAGTCCTATTGCGTGTCCTGCAGTAACTGTTGCAGTTGATGCTGCACCTGTTTGCTGAATTTGAGCAGCCAATACTGTTGCATCAGCACCCATTAATTTCATCCAACCATCAAAAGCATCATAATTTGCAGTTGCGCCATCACCACCCCATGCTAATCTTACTACATCAGAAGCGATACCTGTTACTGCTCTGTTTACGATTGCATCAGATAATTGAGTTCCCTCAATATTCATTACATCTGCACCATTTCGGTACATTTCTTCAATATAAGTTCCAAAGAACTCATCAGTACATTGCTCTAAAGCAACTCTACATCTACCTGCAGTAATTACTTTGTCATCAATATTAAATTGAGTTGAACCACTTGTTGAAGAACAAGTTGTATAAGGTTGTACTATATTTTTAAGAGCAGCAGAAGTATAAACATTCATTTTATGTTTTACATTAGGAATAACTCTATAGTTACGCATAATATCATCACTTCTAAATACTGGCTCGTAAAATATCTCGTTTAGTTGCGCACCACCATAAGTTGCTGCGATACTATTATTTGCTACATTTGCCATTTTTTATTTATTTTTAGTTATTAAATTTAGTTCTAATCTTACCTGCTAATAGATTATAAAAACCTGAATTAGCATCTTCTTTTTTGTTCTCAACTACAACAGGGTCTGCTTCAGTTACAATCTCAGTACCTTTAGCATCTGCTTTGTTGATTTTAGCGTTTAACGCTTCAACTTCTTGTGTCAAAGTTTCGTTAGTTCCTTTTGAAGCAACTAATTCTTCTTCTAACAAAGAAATCTTGTTTGATAATTCAATGTTACTAGATTCAAACTCAGAAATTTTATTTTTTATCTCATCATTATCTCCTAGATTAACAGTTATCGCAGTTTGTTCAGCAACATCTGCAGAAACTTTTACATCACCTTTTACAGCAGTAATAATCTCTTCAACTTTGTTGTTAAACCATTCTTTTAACTCGTTAGTCATTTTTTTGTTATTTATATTAATACTTAATTTATTCTGTATCTCTTCTTGTGTAATGTTCTTAAACTTAGAAACATCATACTTCGCAGCAACTTTAATAGAATCAGAGATAGTATCAATAAAACCCATTTCTAATGCTTCGTTAGCATTTAACCAAGTTTCTTCATCCATCATCTCTGCAAGAGCATCATAAGATAATCCTGTCTTTTTTCTATAAATGTCTGTCAGTTCGCCTGTAATCTTCTCAAGAGTATCTGCTGTCTTTCTCATATCTTTAGCCTCACCCATTGTACCACCCCAAGCATTATGAATCATAAACAAAGAATTTTCAGCCATAACAACCTCATCTGCACCAAGAGATATAATAGTAGCAATACTCGCTGCTATCCCCTCAATATAAACTGTAGTCTTAGCCTCTCTCCTTTTGATTACATTATACATCGCCATACCATCAAAAACATCACCACCTAAACTATTAATGCGTAAGTTGATTGGCGTATCTTTTAAATCTTTAATGTCTGTAATAAACTCTTGTGCAGTTATGCCATAAGTTCCTATTTCATCAAAGATATATACATCAGCAGGTTTTCCTGCCTTGTTCTGAATGTTATACCATTTTTCTGTCATAGAGGCAAAAATAGAATATAATAAACCTTAGTTTACCTTATTTTCGTACAAAACTTTTAATATGTGATATTACTAGATGGTGTAGACTTCTTTCTCTCCTTGTAAACTATATTCTGTGCTTGACTTTCACTTATGTCGTACTTAATAGATAAATCCATCCAAGTGTTAGTTCTACTACCCTCATTGCCTACTAACATTCTATCAAAGTCTGCAATAACCATATAGTTTCTAAGTCTTTTAGGGTCAATAATCCCTCTTTCTACAAAATGCCTTACAACATCTTTGCAGGTTGGTGAAGAGCCAAATCTTTTCTCTAAGCCTTCTCCAGCAATTTCAATGAAGTCTTTGACTACATCTATTTTATTTTGCCTTTGCCTTTTTTGAGCCATTTCTTTTTTTAGGAGTTTGTTCTATTGCTATCCACTCTTCTACCATGTTTTCCCAAAACTTACATACTGCTGCTCTACAAGAAGTACACTTCATATCTTGTTTGTGTTGTGGGAATAATAAATGCCACTCTGCAAACATTAATCCTAAAGATTCTGCTTGGTACGTTGGAAAGTTTTTAGTGTGGTTTTTGTTTTTGATAACTGCATCAGTCATCATTTTTCTTTTAGTCTTTGCGTAATTGTTAGCGATTTCTTGGAAATTCATATATGTTTTTTTACCATTTATTCTGAGGACACTTACCAAAGAACTCTTTTGTTAAAGATGTTTTCGCATCTAGGAAGCACTTGCAATCAGCACATCTTGCACCTCTTGCTATTTTAGGTTTCTTTAGTAACATAAAGTTTCGGTAAAAACTACAACTTTTACATATATCTAGCCTTTCTAATTTGGTTTTGTTATCAACAAACATTTGTTTATTTCTTTGATTATTAAATTATTGCATCTGATTCTATCACACTAACTGAGTTTTGTGTTGAGGTTATATCTGCTTCAACTACTACTACTTTACTAGCACCTCCCATAGCACCCATCATTTGATTTTGTCCTAGTGCATTAAATTGTTGTTGTGAGAATGAAGGCATATTAAGTAATCCACCATCTGCAAACTTAACACCTCCTCCTGCAGAGTTCATTGCTGATAATTGATTTCTAAACATTGCTGTACTTCTTTTATTTATTACTGCCTCACCACCTTCTAATTCTACTACTCTACCACCTACTGCAAACTTCTCACCACCATTAGCGTGTGATTTACCATGTACCATACCTCCATTAGCAAATTCTTCTATCATACCTCCATTAGCATATTTTTGTGATTGTATTACTGCTGCTTGTACTATCCCTGCGCCTATTGCAAAAGGTATTTGTGCTAATGCTGCTGGTGCTGCTGCTGCTGTAAAAGGATTCGCTAATAATATCGCTGCTTGAATTTTTATTTTAGCAACTGCTGCTGCTGTATCTACTAAAATTTCTAATAAAGACATCTTTTTCTTTTGTTGAAAAGCCTTCCTTTGTATAGCCTCAACTCCTTGTTCGTATTCTTCTTGAGTTATTAATCCTGCTTCTTTCCTTTCTTCTAAAAGTTTTGTATCTCTTTGTGCTTGTCTATCTATGTTTTGAGTTGTTATAGATATAATTGCATCTGCTGTTTGTACTGCTAAATCTAACTGACTTTGTTTTATTGCTTGTTCATCCTTAAATGCTTGTAATTGGTCTTGAGCAACAACTTTAATTCTATTCAAGTCATTATCTAGTATCTGACCATTTATATCTGCTATATCTTTTCCATAAGCAATATTAAGATTTTTCATGTTCTCAAGATGTGCTTGTTCTGCCTCAAATGCTCTTAAATCATATTCTGCTTGAGTTATTTCTCCATTAATTAGGTTTTCTTTATCTGCATTTAATTCTTCTTGTAATGCTATTTTAAATTGATTTTGACTGTCTTTATAATTTTGCTGTTCTTTTGCTAATATTTTTTTTGCTTCTTTTTCTTTTTCTATTTCTTTATCTCTTGCTTCTTTTTCTCTTCTTCTTTTGTCTTTTTCTGATTGAATGTCTTTTTCTAATTGTATTCTATCATTTTTATTTCCTTCTGCTTTTATTTCACCTTCTAAAATTTCTTCTAAATCTTTTATAGCAAGTTTTCTTGCATTTATTTGCTTTTTATAATCTTCAGCGTTTTCTCTTCCTTTTGCTGCTAGTGCACCAATACCCTCTCCTATTTTTTCTTGGTCTTTTAATACTAATTTTTGTGCATATTGTAGGTTTTCTAGTTTTTTTATTTCTATATCTAATAGTTCTGCTCTTGATTTACTAGCAACAGGTGCGCCTGATTTCTGTAAAGCATTTATTTCATCTTGAACATTTTTTACGTTTTTAAGAGATTCTGTTAAAAAATCTGCACCTAATTGCTCTTCAGTACGCATATTTGCTACAACAACATTAAGAAATTGTGTAAAATCAGATACTACAGTTCTAAGATAACGAGATATGTTACTGCTACCACTAAAAATTGCTATTTCAAGACCTTCCCAAGCAGACTTAACTTTTAACAAATCTCCCTCTAAAGTATCAGCCATAATATCAGCCATTTTCTGTGCTTCTCCATTTGCATCTTCTAACGCATCAGTTAAATCTAAAACACTATCAGCACCATTAATCATAGTCTGAAACGCTGCTACTTGTCTTAAATCTACAAGTTCCATCATTTCTGCATTAGATAACCCTTCATTGTTTAGTTGTGTTAATGCTTTTTCTAAATCTGCAGTATTTTCTACAGTAAAACCTAAATGCTTAGATAAATCAGATGCTGGGTCTTGCATTTTTAAGAATATATTTCTTAATGATGTACCTGCAATAGATGCTTCAATACCTGCATCTGTAAGTGTACCCATAACTGCCGATGTTGCTTCAATAGATATACTTGCTGCTGCTGCAATAGGTGCTACCTTAGTCATAGATGTCTGAAATTTCTCTATATCTAAAGCAGAACTTGTAAATGCTACTGCCATTACATCAACTACTCGCTGTGTTTCACTAGCATCTAATCCAAAACCTCTAACTGCTGCACCTGCTACAACTGCTGCTCTTCCTAAATCGGATTGAGTTGCTGTTGCCAACTGTAATGTTGCTTCTTGTGCTGCTAATATTTCAGTAGTTGAGAATCCTAATTTACCATAAGCAACTTGTAATTCTGCAACTTGTGATGCAGTAAAGAATGTAGTACGACCTAATTGTTGGGCAGTATTAGTTAATTTTTTAAAATCTTTTTCTGTTGAACCTGTAATCGCTTTAACTTTAGCCATTTCAAATTCAAAACTTTTAAATGTTCGTATTGCACCACTAATAAGTTTAGACATTTGTTGAAACGCTGCTGAAGCACCTATAATACCTGCAGTCATTTTACCAAAACTAGCAGTAGTGCTTTTAGTTTTTTTCTCTAAATTACCTAACTGCTTATCACCTTGTACGACTACCTGTACTACTATCTTTTCTGTATTTGTTGTCATATATATTATATATTAAAATGCTCTTTGAACATTTGTTTTTGGATTATTTTTTTTAATTTGGTCTGCTATCATATTAGCCACATCTACACCGATAGATGGTGCTAACTTACTCGCTACTTCTTTCTTGTATTTATTTGCTACATATCCTGCAAAGTTTGTTCTTCTTAAATTATTACCTTCTGTCCAGTAAACATAAGGCTTACCATAGAAACCTTGTAACTTTTTAAATATAGGCTCTGCAGAACTCATTTGAAGTCCTTTTGCTCTTACCCATTTTACTATTGCACTAAAGTTAGGTTTCTTAGCAAATTTAGGATTGTTAACTGCTTTCCAATAATCTACTGATGAGGTTATATTTAGTACACTCATACCCCTCTTTATAACATTATACTTTAATCCTCTGCTTAATCTACCAGTAGCATTATGCTTTTGTGCTTTTAACTCATCTTGCAGTTTCACTCTAAGCAATCCACCAACCTCTCTTAATGTTATATTTGTATGTTTAAATTTAATCATTATGTATTAAATGTTGGATTATCTAAGTTTCTTCTTAATACCTTATGACTATTGCCCCATCTATCTTCAGCATATATTGGAGTTAAATAATCTTGCTTCTCTTTTATAGATATATTAGTTATTGTTGCATCTGTAGATGAGGTTGCAGTAGTTTGAAAATATATTACGATAACATCTCTACCACTACCTGCTGTAAATAATGATGTAACTAATCCTACATGACTTCTAATAACTGGATAAGTAATAGAAGCAGTTGATGTTAAAATAAAAGTGTCTTCAAATGGAGTGTATGTATTTACAGTTACAGTACCTGTATTTGGGTTTATAGGAGTTCGTAATTCTATTTGATACTCTACACCTTTTATTAATTCTAATTTTTGATACATACCACTATGAGATGGTTTACCTGCATTTCCATTAGCATTAAAAGTGTAATAACCACTACCACTTGTTGGTGCTACTGCAGCGTTTAAATTAATACCTGCATCGCTATGATACCTCATCCATTGACCTGCAGTTGTATTAGGTGCGTTTACTAAAGCATCTACAGCACCATCTTCTACATCATTTGTTGTGTAGTCAGGGTCAGAATTTAATTGATTGCCATAAGCAAAAGCATCACCCCAATTCATAAACTCTCCATTAAAAGTAGTTGTTGTAGCAAATATCTCTAATCCACTTTGATTTGCTATTCCATTACCTGTTATCTGTTGTTCTCTAGCCATAATTAAATACCATTATTTTGATTATCTGTACCAATTTTACTTATAGGTGAATTACCCCATGAACTATCATTCCCTGTACTACCTGATGAAGAACCAAATGTAGGAATACTAGCAGCAGAGTCACCAACTTCAATCCATTCAATTAATTCTACTTTAGTTGTATTATTGTTATTAGGCATATAATCACTTACTTTATTTAACCTCCAGTATACCCCATCTAAATATATTAATTTTCTTAAGTCTAAGTTTATTATATCTGTAATTTTTAAATCGAAATAAGCAGTTCTAATTCTAGGATTTCTTTTAAATTGCTCAAACATATTTTTGTAATATTCTTCATACAATCCTTTTCCTGCTACAGGAGGGTCTGTATATTCACCTGTACTGTCATCATAATCTCTATGCCATACATTACCATAAGATAATATTGGACTAGAATCGCTATAACCATACTTTTGTGCTATCTCTGGAGTGGTTTTATCTCTATTTATTGATGTCGCTTGTGGATATATATTTGATAAGTTACCACTACCTGATGCATCAGCAGTTATGTTTTGATAAATGCTAGTCCAAGTTTGTGCTATTGCTGTCTTCTCTCCAACTTGTGAAGCAGGAGAATATTTATTCCAATATAAAAGTCTAGGTGAAAACTCAAAACACTTTGGTGGTCTTGCTTCATCATTTGCACTTGTTATTTTATCATCCTCTTTTTCTTGCCATAGACATCCTGAAAATGGATTGTCTTTTGTTCCTACCCCAGTAGTGTCTTGGTCTTTTGCGTTAAATGTTCCTGCAAAGAAAGGATTTTCAAAAATACTCTCTCCTCTTTCAAAGTTACTTCCTAAATCTTCTTGATATGGATATTCATCTTCTATACCTTTAAAATATTCTAATGCTCTGTATTGTACTGTAGCATCTTTGTCATCTGTCTTATATTTAAAGATAAAATTGTTTTTTAAATTAGTTTTCATCCATTTATCGTTAACCTCCTTACTTCTGTCTAACTTGTATGTCCAGTCTAAAGCATTTGCATAAGAATCGTAAAAACTATTAAAAGGCTCTATTTCTACTATTTTACTTGTTTCATTAGTTGTAATTTTTAAATTAAAAGCATGAGCAACACCCTTAATAAAATCTATTTGCTTGTAATCTTTATTAATAACATTATTCAAATTGTATGTCTGACCATATTCTACATAGTTTGGTGCAAAAGCAACATCAAAAGCAGATGCCCCTGATGTTTTCCAAAATATATTTAATGAAAAGTTTTGTATTGAACTCAAAGCATTTAATTTCATTCCTCTAGATAATTTTATCTGGTCGCCTTCATTTAAGTAAACACCTTCTAACACTAAATCATCTATATTTATATATTCTGTAAAACTAGGATTATTTTCATCTACACCTTGACTTCCTGATTCTGTCAAAGGCTCAAAACCATGTTTTAATTGACCGACAATATTCCAATTTAACTGACCTACAGTTTTAACTTCAACATTTATAGCAGCACTTACAAAAAAAACTTTTTGGTCTTGTGCGCCCCCTTTATAAAGTCTAGCAACTTTTGCTTGTAATCCTCTTATTCTTAAATCATAATAACCATACTCTCCTATTGTTATAATATCACCACTTAATCTTGAATTTTCATCTAAATTAACTTTTAAGTTTTTATCTGGTGCAGAAGTATTTAATGACAAATCAGCCCTTCCTGCCCCTGTATAAAAATAATTATTATCTGCTACTGCTACATAATCAAGATTATCTTCACTTATATTATTAATTACAAATCTTGTAATTCCATTATCAGTTATTTCTGGTAAAATTTCAGTACCAGTCAAAGGCACTCTAGGTGCTACAAGTGTAGTTTCATCTAAAAATTCTGTTTCTACTGCGTACTCATCATATCTATCATTTGGATTGTTATAAGTAAAATTAGGAAGTAACCATACTAACTTTTTAAACATATCTGTGTCCATAAAAGTAGAACTTATAGTATATCCTACTTTCTTAAATATCTTTTCTAAAGTTGTTTTTACAAATAGTGCTGGTCGCCAATCTGGAGATGGTTTAGGAGTTCCATAAGAAAGCCCATCATCATAATATCCATAATAACCTGTATATGTAGAAGGACTAAGACTTGAATTATGCTCTCCTAATGTATCTAATAGTTGTATGTATGGTTCTTGAACAGAAAAATTAAAATCGCCATAAGATGTTATTGGATATACTATTGGAGATGTAGATGAATCACTATGATCATCACTCCAAGTAGCCATAATATCTGGCTTTTTATAAACCAAATTATCGCCATAAGTTTCCCAATCAATAGTATTCATATACTGATTGTCTAAAGAAAATGCCCATCCTAAATTGTTGCCATAAAAAACACAGTTATAAAAAGAAACTTTTTCACCATAACCTCCAACTCCAGTAACTTTTATTGTACCTACTGTAGAGTAAAGTTCATCTACAAGAATCTGACAAGGCATATTTTCAGTAGCACTATTAACATTCTCTCCTGTTGTAACATCAAACTTTAATATATTAGCAGTATATAAATTTCTTAATAACTGATTATTATTTTTAGTTGCAGGAACTTTAAATGTTTTACTGTAATCACCACTTGTTGCAGTTATATCTTTTATATCTGATATTTGAAAAGAAAGTGCTAATGGGAAGTCAGAATGGTCTGTAACATCTAACTCTCCAACTATGCTTTTAGTCCAATCAATATTTGAACTTCCATCATAAACGTAATCTAAAATATTAATTTTTACTGACATTTATTAGTTTCTTTGAGTTATTACTTTATGTGCTAATGTATATTCTATATTAAACTTAACTAAACCATTTTCTTGATTAACAGTTTCAATATCACTATTTGTTATGATAACTGGTATATACTCTTTATCTGATGGTCTGAGGTACGGATTTCTAGTATTACCCATTTGAGTAGCATCTGTGTCCATCTCTATCCATACGTTTGGAGATAACATTATCTCTTCTAACCACTTTGCAACATCTTTATTTAAAGGCTCTGTATATACGCTTTGTGTTCTTTCTGCGTTTACATTAGTTACTTCTCTACCACCTTTATATATATCACCACCTCTCATTGTATCTGAATGATAACTTGTATCAGCAACATCATCACCTGCCGAATCTTTATTCCCTTGATACCAAGTTCTATCACCACTTTTTCTCTCAATAACATCTCTACCTATTGTTAATCCTTCTACAATATCTCTTTTGGCAGTATAACTATCTGTTCCTCCCATAGAGTTTAACCAATGGAATCTAACAAAGCCATAAGGTATCTTTACACTCTCTCTATCTATAGAATAATAATAATATTGTGATTGTCTTCTTTCTGCGTATGGCGACCACATACCAAACTTAGAAACACTAACTCTGTAAAATGCTGTGCTAGACGTTATTTTATTTCCTGTATATGCACTCCAATAAGGATAATTTGAAGCAGCAGGGGGAGTTGCAGGTGTAACCTTTCCTGCTTTTAAACTTGCAGTATTATTAATGTAATAAGGAGATATGTTTTGTATGAAATTTCTATTTTGATATTCATTTGGAACTGTATAGCCACCACTATCAAATGTTGTTATATTATCTTCAAAATCTCTTATGTAAAAATCATTCTCAGCAGTACCATCTGATAAAAATGTTTCTACATATAATCCAACATTACCTACAATACTATCTAATCCTGCACCTCTAATTTCATAAGAATGTGTACTTCTTAAATAAAATTGTAAAAACTCAGCCTCATCTTCTTGTCTTACAGGCTTTTTGTAAATAGAATGAGTAGTGTCATTAATAAAGTTTGGACATCTACTTAAAAAACGATATGTAGTATAATTATCATCATCCATATTAAAAGTTTGAAAGTAATATAGAATATCTTTTTCAAATTGATTAACTGAGTTTATAATTGTTAAAACTGTAGATGTTTCAGGAGAATCTGTAGCAACAACTATTTTACCTGAAGAATCTAAAACTTCAAAACTTGCTTCTACTTGTAATCTTCTAAATGTTCCATTTTTAGAAACATTATAATTGCTTACCACATCACCAACCTGTGTTGTATTACCTAATAAGTTATCTTGCATTGTAAGTCCACCATTCATACCACCATAATCACTACTTTGCCATGTGCCTTTGTTTATAGGGCATAAACTATAAGATAATTGGTCAGAAACTAATTGACTTACATCTATTGTAAATCTTTGTAATGGTGCAACTGAATTGTCAGTATATTTCTTATTAGCAATATCTTTAGACTTTTTTATTGTAGCAATTAATTCTTTATATGTACTGTCAACGTAAGTGTAAACTTTAAAAACTACATTTACTAAATCTCCTGTAGCAGTTGCAGGTGTAGCCTCATTATATCCTGTTTTTTTCCATTGTATTTGATACCTTAAAGGGTCGTTTGCACTTTTTAAGTAATTTTCCCTATAATCAAAAAAAGAACCTTTCATGTTTGTCGAATCTCCAACTGGTTGAAATCCCCAGTAAACATCTCCATCTATCGCTGCCATATCTTAATATATTTTATATTTTAAATTTAAGTAACCTTTAACATCAGCAATTTCAGCAGTAGTTAATTGTCTGTTAAATATTATTAATTCGTTAAACTCTCCTTTCATATAATGAGTATTATGGTATGTACCAACATTAAAACTAGCAGTATTAAAAGTAACCTCATGATTAAAACTAGAATTATTATCAGTGCCACTAAAACTTGTGGTTGCATCATAATATTCTAAATTGATTCTTTTATTGTGCTTGTGTAAAATTCCAATATGATAATTACCATAAGAATTTGCAGTTGTTGCAACTAGCATCTCATTTGTTCCATCATTTACTCTTACGCTATATTTACCTGTAGCATCAATACCCATTTGTATCTGACCTGTTACTGCTCTATAGCCAAACACCGAACTATCAGAATCTTTAGTTATCTTACTTACTTCAAATATTGTGAAATCTTCTGTAACTGGTAAATTAGATAAAGATGTTAAAGTATCGTTAGTGCCATCAAAAGAAATATATGATTTGTCATTAGTGCCATCAAATCCTTTCCATAATGGTTGATTTGCTACAGTTGCCTGTGCAACATTATTTGTAGATGCTCTATCTCCTAATAAACTTACTCTCTTAGTAGGTATATCAAATGTAGCATTACTATCTGCACTTAGCCATACTACTAAATCAGAATAGTCTGATGGGAAGTTAGATGTTGGTCTGAAACACTTAGTAAAGCCACTCATAGTAAATACAAGTTTTATTTGTACTAATTTATCGTTTGCTACATCTTTTACTCTCTCTATCTCTATACTTTCATCATTTAAGTACACCTCAACTGTTACATCTTGATAGTTTTTAAGAACAAAGTCCATCCACTCGTTAGCCAAGTCTTGTAAGTTATCCCATCTCTTTTGTAGTTTCACTACTGATTGTGCTGCTTGAGTATATAGGTTGTAAAAGTTTATTTCAAATTCATACTCCTCTCTACCACTATATATCTCAGGCATTGTAGATGTTGGTGGTTGAATCAGCATTAATGGGTACTGCGTGTCGTGGTCTTGGTTAACTTCTCCTTCATATCCAAATTTCACATCACCATAGACCCATTTGCTCTCAAATACCTCTACTATGTCTGTTAATCTTGTTATTGCCATTATTACAATGTTATATTATTTTTATTATGTATTTTCTCTTGAACAGCAATTTCATAGTCGTTTTTTGCAGTATTCCAACTTAAATATGTCAATACCTTGTATAAATCTGTTTTCTTCACGCTATCTACATCATTTTCTCCATCCATTCTAAAAATACCCTTCTCTGCTACCATATACAAACTATTCAACCAGCCATAAGGCTTTATGAACTTGTTGTAGATTCCAACTGTAGAAACTTTATTTTTTCCACTTCCACCTCCTCTTCGGTTTTCCCCAAAAACATTTGGAAAGTCCGAGTTAATTTTACGCTTTGCATTGTCAAAAAAAAACTGAACTCCCACACGATGTCCATTTTTAATTGCTTAAATTTCTCTGTTTTAGATGCTATTACATCATCATCGTACTCTTCATCTACTCTCCGACACAGAATTGCCATTTGTTCTGGTAAAACATCAAATCTACCATGCTTCATTATCTTTATTGTACTATCTAGGTGAGTTGACTCTATATAATCACCAAATGTGTTCCTTTTTAGAAATTCTTTAGGAAATAGGTACTCTTCATCATCTAATACAAATCTATCTCTACCTTGTGGCTTATATTCCTCTAAAGCACCAGAAAAAGCAGTTATCGCAGCATTTACACTGTCAACATCAAGTTTTTCCATCTGACTTTGGTTTAATCCAGTCAAATACACAAATATATCTCTATTCATCTTCAGTACCTGTACTTCTGAGTGGTCTTCATCAATTATGTTGCCTTCCTCATCTCTTTTGCTATACTGATTGATTATTGAGTATAATCCACACCAATATTCAAGTGTCATGTCTTTCCACTCTGTTGGTATCTCGTAACTGTCGTTTTGTATTTTAATTTCTATCATTTTATTAGTTTTGATTTACTTTAATTTTATCTATCTCTTCATAGATTTGTTTCTTCTCACTCTCATCAATAAGAATATCTGCTAGTTCACTTGTTGTGTTTTCGCAAGAAAGACCAATCTTTTCTAAAGCCTCTTTCATATCCTCATCATTTTCTCCATCTTTAAGTGCAGTCAAGAATCCTATAGAAGTATAGAATATCATATTAGGTATGAGAAAAATAAACTCTGCGACTACTCCATTATCAGTATCAACTTTGTCTACCATAGTTTTATGAAAATTATTAGAATATAGAAATATAGAGTTTACTATATGTAAGAAATCTTGATACTTGCCACCATCTACATCTTCAGTAGCAAAATACATCAATTTCTTTATAGTTTTTAGATGACTCTCAACAATTTCTTCGTGCTGGTCATTTAAGTAAAGTATTTCTGTATCTTTCATAATTTTTTGATAATTTTTTTGTAATCAATCAAAACTAGACAAAAATATACATATAGTGTGAAATATTTTCACAATTTTTAAACAAACTGAAAAATTAACTGAAATAGACTACTTTCCCTGTTCTACTCCCCCAAATTTCCTTATTAACTGCCATAACAAGGCAGTCAACCATATCATCATGTTTTGCTGCTGGAAATTTAGTTAATTGGTCTAAAAACTCTTCATTCCACTTTCCATTTAGTAAACTAACTCTACCACTCTCAAGTGAGGCACTAATATCACTAACTCTTGCTACTTTGTCTTTTGTTGGTGGTTTATCTTCTTTTACGTTAAGTCCAGTTTCTCTAACTAATGTTTGCACAATAGATTTACCAGATGCTTTTGGTTCTACATATATTCTGCTTTTGTTAGTATATCCATTTTTTTGCACCCACTCTGGAATGAATTTTACAAGTTCTGGAAATTCTTTTCTAACATTAACACAATCTACTATCTGCCATTTGTTTTCTGTGTAGGTATATGCTAATAATGCTGAGGGGTCATTCTTTTGATTTGCAGTATATGCAGGGTCAATAATAAAATTTACTATTGCTTCATCTTTTCTGAATCTATCTATCCTAAACCAATCTCTATGTATCATCCCACTATCAAGTGGTGTAGGAGTTTGCTGTAGTTGTCCAGCATAGCCATAAGTACCTAAAGCGTTTTTATAGTCATCTAGCACCTTCTGACTGAATCTATCTTCCCAAAACAAGCCAGTATCTTTATTATAGAACTTTTCTAGTGATTTTGGTTTTATATTGCCATCTGTGTTTGTTGCAGGAATACATATATGCTTATAGTTTAGTCTAGTTTCTCTATCTAACAAGAATCCACTTAAATCATCTTCGTGTACTCTTTGCATAATAATAATCCTAACTCCAATGTCTGCTTGATTAAGTCTAGAGTAGAATGTAGTCCTATACCACTCGTTTGCATTATCTCTCTCTGTTGCTGAGTTTGCCATTTGTGGTGATAGGGGGTCATCTACTATTAGGAAGTCTCCACCTTGTCCAGTAACAGTACCACCAACAGATGTTGCTCTTCGCATACCAATATGATTATTCTCGTATCTCTCTTTTAGGTTCTGGTCTTTCTTAATGTGAAATACATCTCCCCATCTTTTCTTAAACCAATCGCTAAATATTATATCTCTACTTTTAGTTGCTAGTTCAATAGATAGTGTTGCAGAGTATGAAGAAGTAATGAATCTTAGTTTAGGAGATTTTATCCAAGCCCATACTGGAAACATAACAGTTACTATAAGTGACTTCGTACTTCTGAAGGGTACGTTAATAATTATGTCTTTAGTTTTTGGCTCTTGTCTTATTATTCTCTCACATTCTTCTTGTAGAGTATCGCATATATATTTATGATGCCAATTAGTAGATAGAGGTACTGCTGGTTCTACTACTATCCAAGCAGCCTTAAAAAACTCATAGAAACTCATTTCACAAAGTTTCTTTTCAAGTGCGAACTTTAATAATTTTTTATTCGTCATTTTAAGTTTTTAAAAATATGCTTCACTACATCTACTGTCCACCCATCACCAATTAAATCTCCTGCCTTTCTTTGATTTAAAATACTTGTATATCCTTTTGGAATATTATGTAGTTTTTCTAATTCATTTTGATTAACAGTTCTAACACAATTTTTTTCATATATCAATGTTATCATTCCTGTAGTTTTGTTTCTATGTAAAAGATATTCTTGTTTTGATTTACCTGTAGCACCGCTATTTGTATTTAAGCAAGAGTGTTTTCTTTTCTTTGTTGTCCCACTATCTAATATATTTTGAAGATATATTTTTTTATCTTTAGGTTGTGGAATATTACTAATCAATCTACCTGTTATATCATAACTGAATGGAGGAATGTTTGTCCAATAAAGTCTATCTCTTAAAGCACCACTAACTAAACTACCACATATTCTAACAGGTTCACAATCCAACTCATTACAAATAAACCAATAATTATAATCAGACATAATTACATTCTCTAAAAGAAAGTATTTTGGCTTACACTCTTTAAGTAGTCTAACATACTCAAAGAATAAACTAGACTTAGAACCTTCCACTCCTTTACGCTCTTTATTTGCCCTGCTAAAATCTTGGCAAGGACTTCCACCAATTAACAAATCTATTTTAGGTAAATCATTTGCTTTCACCTTTGTAACATCTCCTAATTGTATTGTATTTGGATAATTATGTTGTGTTACTTCTATTGCGTGTTTTTTAATTTCTGCAGCAAAGTATTTATTTACTTTAATTCCTGCTCTTTCTAATGCGATTTGACCACAAGACATTCCATCAAACAAACTTAATACATTCATAATTTCATTGTTTGTGTTTTTATTCTTCATCTACCTCTGCGTAGTCTATATCATCTGCATCTTCAAGTCCTCTGATTTGATTTTTAATATCATCAAGGGTAGCACCTTCATTTAAGTTAATCTCAATCTTAGTATCTGTATCTTTCTTTATTTCTGTTGATGATAGTTTAGGCATAGCATAGTTCATTAGTTTTGCTATTGCATCTATGTAGGCTCTAGGGTCTTCTTCAAATAATATATCTAATGCCATCTTAATCTTTACTGGTTGTCCCTCTAGTGCATAAGCAAGAGATTTCCTAGTCATCTTAGCAACTCTTCTAACCTCATTACTTTTAGGTAACAAAACCTTATCAGTCTTATTATAGTTCTCATCTATCTTGCCAATAGAGTGTCCCCTCTTTTTCATTGCCTCACCACCTAACTTCTTTTCTTCACTCATTTTGCCAAAATACAAAAATAGTTTTAATACACATTAACAATTATTATATAAAATTGAACATCAGTTTGTTAACATTTTCCTAAATTGTATAATAATTATGCAAAACTTTATTTTTAAAACACTAACTTCGTGCCTCTTATAAGAGTATATCACTTATAGTAACTACTTATAATCGCCACATCCTATAGTAAACATCATTGCTCATATCGCAAAGTATATACCAACCCTTTACATAGATGTTTAATCATAACATACCTTTTATAAAATTGAACTTTGGTTTTGTGTGTGTGCGTTTAGGTGGCAATAAGCCCCTATCGGTTTACGTTTACGGAATTCAAAAACAACCTTTTTTTTATATTAACATTAATTAAAAACTGTTTAAAGTTTGTAAAATTGTTGCAAATATTCTTTAAATATTCTTTTTTTTTGGCTTGATCTTGTAAGAGTAAAGAAAAAAATTTATCATATCAACAATAACAAAACACTATTTAAAAAGAAACTAATAAAAAGTAATAGTACTATTTAAAGTGTTTAAGCGTTTAAATGTGCTGTATAATATGTATATATTAGATACAAAAAAAGACTACGCTAATAGTCTTTAATTGTGTTATATGTTAGTTTAATTTATTCTTTTATAACATACTTATTTTTATTAATAGATAAACTTATTAAAGTGTTTAAGTTTATAATTCTAAAGTCTTTTACTTTCATGTCATAAACTTTTTTAAGGTTATACTTATCAGGATCATAAGGCGCTGACTTACCTGTTTTACTTTTATAATGTTTGCCTAGTCTAGCGTTCATAATTCTTTTGCTCATATCTTTTTTAATATAAGTTGCTGAAAATATACGCCCGTTAGTCTGATTAATTAATTCTTTTGCCTGTTCTTTGTTTATTGTTTCCATGTTTGTTTAATTGTTTAATTATTAATTTTGTGTTATTGTTTAACATCCATTTGTTAATACTGCCAGTACAAAAATGATGAAAAGAAAAGTATCTGAAAAATTACTTTTTGGAAGTTCTCTATTCATAATATTAATTTAAATTATAAGAATTTAAAACAAATCCTGTTTTATCATTTTTTGCCTCACCTTTAGCCCTTAGCCCTAAAATAACATTTGAATTGTATATCATTTCTAAATCGCTTGTGTCACCATTTACAACCTTGTAACCTTTGTATTTTTTTGGCAAATCATTACGAAAAACGGCTGCAACATTACCGCCAATTTTTAAAGCCTGTAATACTTCGCTTTCGTTGTCTTCTTTTCTACTTAAAGTCAATTTATAATTAGTATTAATATACTTTTTTATTTTGCCTAAAATAGCCGTATAGTCATAAAAAACTAAGTTTTTAAACTGCTGACCATTTAGTAAATCTAAATTATTATATTTTTTTATTAATGCGATAAAGTCTAAATCACTAGTGCCATTTAAACGAATTGCTATTTTTTTGTTTTGTTTTAATGATCTGTTAGCAATTTTTATTAATTCATTACTTAACTGATTAATAAATTTAATTTTGTCGCTAATATAATATTCGGCTTTATTTATTCGACTGTTTTTTACATTTGAGAACCTACCTCTACCCGCTGAATATAAACAAGCAACCGCGCAACCTTTCGAGGCTTTAGGGCAAAGATTTATTTTTTTACTGTTTTGTTTATGTGGTGCTAAGTACAAAATATATGTTTCTAAATTATTTTTTGCCGTTTTACTGTTTGTAATACCTTTACTTAGTAAATTTTTTACTTCTTTATAATTTTGTGTTTTTACGTTCATTTTTTTATAGTTTTTAATTAATATTATATACGTTCATTAAAAGAGTTGTTATAACATTCTTTAGAACAGAAACGATCTTCCTGTTCTATTTCTTCGCCACATTCATAACAAGTATTTTCTTCTTCTTCTTCTTCTTCTTCTTCTAATTCAGGAAATTTTAAGAATTCATTTTCTAATTTTTGCCTATCGTCTGAAAATTCGGCTGCTTCATTATGTATATTGTAAAAATGTTTTTCGATATAATCAACATAATAAGTGTACCATGTTAAAGTGTTTTCTAATTGTTTTTCTTTTGTAGTCATTTTTTTATTTTTTAGTGATTAATAGTAAATTAAAAATATAATAATACATATGTAAGAAAATAGGAACATTACTAGCATAAATATTAATTCCTCAAATATTATTTTTAATTTGTTTTTGGTTTTAGTTTTGTACTTTTTTAATAGATCGGTGTTTAATTTTTGCATGATTTTTTTATTTTATAAGTTAAATAAGTTTTTTGCTTTTACTTTTGTTATTATAGTACTATTATTTCCATTTACTATTTTTTGTATTATAAAATTTGATTTTGCGGGGATTTCCTTTCTACTATTAAACCATTCAACAAGATAACTATCTCCTAACATACTAAATGCTTCTTGTAAATTGTTATAAGTAAATAAAGTACCTATATAATTATTCTCTAAAATATAGGTAACTTCTTGATTTTCAGTAGTTTTATTGTTTTGACTACTTGAGATAGATTCTGTAACTGATTGATTATCAGTGTTTTGTGTGTTTTTTTGTGCATTCATAGTGTTTTTTTTTAATTGTTATACTGCAAATATATATAAATATTACAAACTATTAACAAATATTAATAAAATGTTAAAAAAGTAGTAACAAAAAGTAACTAAGTAACCTGTAGGTAACGATCAGACAACCAATCACACAAGCACATACAACAACCCTAGCAGTTTCACAGCAGTTTCACCAGCAGTTTCGTTGGAAATATTTTTTGTAAAAAGTTTTTTTAAAAAATTGTGAAAGTGTTTAAGGTATTTTCATATACCAATCGAGTACATCCATGCACTCTTCAAGACCTTTGACTACCTTAGCATAGTAGCCTTCTTCATTAAGATCAGCAACCCATTGCTTTTGTTCTTTAGAGGGGTAACAAGTCTTGTCTGCTTTGATTTCTAGGAATAGTCCTGCATACTTACTATTGACTTTGCATATCTGCATATCAGGAAAGCCTTTGACATAGCCAGTTTTCTTTGCTAGGACTGCTTGTTTCATTGATGTTCTTATACCACCTAGACTAGCACAGTATCTTAACTGAGGATATTTAAACTGCATATATATACAGAACTTATATTGTACGTTTGCTTCTTTCTTTAGAGCCATCTTACCCCCTACTATACCCCCTATACCCCCTAGTACCCCCTCTACTACCCCTACTCTCCTCTGTATAGGTAGTTCCTTTTATTAGTTGGTACATTAATGGTTGTGATACACTATACTTTCTAGCGAGAGATGATATAGTAATCTTTTGTGTTGAGGTATTGTACTCTTCTCTTATAGCATCTGCTTCAGCAACAGTAAACTTTCTTCTGGAGTAACCTCCACCTCTACTATCTTTTCTATCTTCTACTCTTATCTTTCTAATCTTTGGCATAATTTATTCTTCTTCAAACCTGTCTGTAGTTTCACCATACTGATTTTCTACATCTACATTAGTTATGGTTATCTCTACTTTATTTGGATTCTTTTTATTTAAGTAACATATTCTGTCTATCAATTCTTTATCGTTTTTTATTTCGTTTATGTTAGATGTTAAAACAAAGGTGTCTAGTATTCCAGTATTTACTCTTCTGGTAACCTTTAATTTATTCTTAATCTCATAAGAAACAAACACTCTAAAGATTGGTTTTTTCATTTTTCCATTGACATCTTTAACAATAATAAATAGCCAATAATATCATCAACTGTATCTTCTGTCTTATCATTGATACCTTTGTTTTTTATTCTTGCTAGTTTATCATCTAGTCTAGCACATATTGCTTCAGTAGCATCTAACTTACTGAATACATTAGATGGATTTAATGCAGTATTGCCATACGCTTTATTCTTAGACTTTAACAAATCAGTAATCTGTTTTGATACTTTGTCTAAGTGCCAGTCAAAATTTAACTTTGGTGATTCTTCTTCTTCTTTCATTAGTTCTTCTTTACTTAATAACATCTTTGGATTTATACTGCTATTAGTTGTATATCCATTCCTATCAGTTTCATAATAATATTTACTGTGTTTTATCATCTTCTTTTTCTTTAAGGATTAATTTATCTACAAATTTTAACATTTGATTTACTGTGTATACTCTAATATCTCCATCATAGTTATCGTATATGCAGGTAAAGTTATCATCTTCATAAGTCCACAAACTTCTAACATTATTTTTTATGTGGTTTTTTAATATCCACTTAATACTTTTGTACTCTCTTGGTTTTTTAGTTATTGTTTCCATCATTGTGTTTTTCTAGTTCATTAAATCTTTCTAAGTTATCAATTATCTTATTACCATCTGTTGATGCTATTTTTTTAAATGTTTTATACAAGCCAATAATAAAAATGACTGTAAAGAATATAGTAAATATAGATAACTCGTTCGTATTCATTTGACAAATATAAAAATATATTTCAATTTTATATTATAATTAATATATTTTATTATATCTATCATCTTAAAGATTCTAATACCATTTCATAAAATTCTTCTTCATTGTTTTCTGTCCATTCTTGTATCTGCTGTTCAGTCATCTCTTTACCATTTTCATCTTCTGCATAACTGATAAAAGCATCACAAAAGTCTGGGTAATCCCAAGATTTTACATCTTCTAATTCGTAGTTTGTTATTTTCATTTTAATAGTTTTGGTTCTGGTCTATAGTTAGGTACTTTTAAAGGGTTCTCACCCTTATCTACTCTGCTTCTTGCTTCCCATATCAAATCTATATGATTTCTTAACCACTTCATGTATGTTGGCACATTGAAATGTATGAAATCACCATTGATAGGACTTCTTACTCCTAAGTTAAAGGCATTTTGTGCATCTTCAAAGTAAAAATTCTGATAAGTCTTAGCAAGATCATCTGCTAAACTTTGCGACATAACACTTAATGTATCTTCATCAACATTGTTTTGCCCTAATTCAATATAGGTTTTACTAATTAAATCTACTGCACCCATAAGCAGTTCCTCTTTTGTCATTGTTTTTATCTGTTTCATTGTTTAAATTGTTGTTTTAGTTTTTCTTTTACATTCATATTCTTTTGTAGGTGAAGGTGTATTTTACTTATACCTTGAGGTTTATTAGTGTTTCTTTTCTCCCAAGTCCTTACACAAGCCTTCCAAGCCTTCATCTTGTTCTTACCTATCTTCCAATCTTTACTTTCATAGAAATCATAAAAAGTTTCTGCATCTATATTATTCTTTCTTTCAATACAATAATTACTAATCTCTTCAATGGTTGGTTTTTTAAAACGCCCCTTATTATTACTATACGTAGTATTAGTATTAATACTTGTATTATTATCCTTAAAGTTTTCTTTAATACCCCCCTTCTCGTTTTCTTTAATACCCCCTTTAAGTATTCTTATATACCTCCTATCAATTTCTTTAGTACCCCCCTTGTATGTGTAATAGGTTGATACATAACCATTTGACACTAATTCGCTAATCCATTTAGAAATTGTTACAATACTCTTTTTATAAAGGTTAGAAAAGTATTTGTTAGTTGCAAAACACTCACCATTCATATTGAGTAGTGCAGTGATTTCAGCATATAATAATTTAGCATTAGCAGTTAGGTTCTCATCATACCTAACCTCAGCAGATATTATAGCATAGTAGTTTGGTTGTTCTTTCATTGTTTAGTTGTGTTTTTGTATTTCAAGTTCATAGCACTCAGTATAGGTTGACATAACCACAGTCCACTTACTAACCTGTTCATGAGTAAACCAACAAAATCTTGCGTATAAGCCATTTAAAGGCTGTATGAATAGATAGTGTGTAATTTTCTTTTTAGGGTTGTTATGGGCTTTAAAATTAACTCTGAGGGCATTTCCAGCAGACTTAATACCTTTAACATCTACATAGTTATATTCTTCTATTCCTTCAATAACAATGTCAGCCTCAACAACTGGTCTGCTTTCTATTATTGGTGCAGCCTTATATCTTACACCTTTGTTGTTCTCCATCAGATGTCTAGCAACAAGTTCTGCAAATATTCCTAGACTTTGGATTTGGTGTTCCTGATCCCCTCTGTATTTTTCTGTGTCAGGATTATATACATCAGCAGATAACATACTTCTTACCTTAGCAAGTTCATCAGATAGTCCGATGAAAGTGCTAGGATAAGTTGTATTTTTCCATTTAATCATTAGAATGGTAGGTCATCTTTTACTACCTTATTATTAAATGATTTCTTTGGCTCATCATTATTTTGTGGTGGCTCATAGTCATTTACATAAGCATAATGAGTAGCACCTTTTTCAGATGGTTCTCTTCGTTCTGATATTACCATAGACACCCATCCATTCTTTGAGTTCGCTTGTAATTCATCAACTTTAAAGTTAGCAACCATCATAGTTCCATACTTTGTTTCAATGTTCTTAATGCTACTTGGTAAGTAGACTTTCTCTTTCTTGTCTTTCATTTTTTAATTGGTTTATTTTATATAATTTGGTTAATGATTTGTTTATTGCTTCTAATTGTGTTTCTAGTCCTAAGATTTCTTCATCTATCTCTACTTCAATAATTCTATTTTCAATTCTTTCAAAGTTTCTTTTGTCTTGAGCATAACCTTTGTTGCTATAAAAGAACTCAAATTGTCTTGAATGGTGTAGTATTGATGCGTGATGTAAGTTAGTTATCTTTGCTATTTGTGTGAGTGTCAAGTTAAACATCTCTCTTAATATAAAGATGTATAGTCTTTTAGCAAATATAATGTTTCTCTCTCTGCTTCCCAAAAATATCCTACTCTTTTCTACATCGTATATTTCTGCTACTTCATTTAGTATTATTTCGTTATAATAATCACTAAACTTTAATCTTCTTCGTTTCATTTGTTTTGTTTTATTTTAAGTCGTACACTATTGTATCAACTATGTCTTGCATCTGTAATCCTAAATAGTCTGCTAATCTCTTAGCGTGAATGAATCTAACTCTGGTAGGGTCTGCTAGAAACTTCTTGCTTGTAGCATAATTAACTACCATAACTTTACTTAGCAAAGTGTTTGACACACCATATATTCTAAGCAATGCCTCAAATTCATTTCTAGACTTTCTGATCTTATCTAATGAATACTGATTAGTCATTTTTGTAAATGTATTTATCAATCTTCCAAGATGGTATTTTAAATTTAGATTTATTGTTAAAGTAAAAATCTACCAACTCATCTTTGTTTAATACTTGTAATGCTTGGTCTTCATTAATAAAACCTATAACCTCTTTCTTGTGCCATACTACATAAGTATGTGGTTCTGTAAAGTGCTTATAAATCTCTATGCTCAAACATCCCTTCTTTGAACATCCTTTCCCATTGTTTTCTTGTGTCTCTTTCATGTGTATTTTCGTTTATAGTTGTTATTATTTCTTCTGCTTCTAGTTTTGTTAAATGATTTAGTCTTTCTAGAATGTCTTCTATGGTTCTTGAAGGTAGGCTAGTATTGCAAATGTTATTCTCAATGATAAGCCATTGGGTATCAGTTATACCACTAGGCTCACCATCAAGGATATTATCTAACCATTCTTCATTCATTAATCGACAATCTCATCTTGTCCAAACACACCTTGCTCATAGAATCCTGCAATCTTTAATACAACTCTTGACATTGCTCTCTTCTCTGCCATAGCAACTGGAAACTTCTTACCTCCACCCATTAGGTTATTGTCAGATGCTTCTCCAAAACTCATTGCATTTTTAACTTCACTACCTACTTTCATTGTTGCTGCTGCTCTTAGTACACAGATACACTTCTCTATATCCATATTAATTACTTCATAAGCAACTGTAATGTTGTTTCTTGAAACAATCTTATCAATACCAGTCCTTGTAATAATTACAAAACCTCTCTTGTCTTTGTATATATCTTCTTCTGTTAAACCATTCTGTTTGTAAAGCCTTCTTAGTGCCTCTTTTCTAGTTTCAACAACTGGTTCAGGTTGTTTTCTTAATTTTTCTTGCATTGTTTTTTTTGTCATTTGATTATTATTTAATTGATTATTAAGTTCTTCTTGTTGGTTGTACATATTTCGCATATACTCTTCTTTCATTCTTCCCATTGTGTTATAGTTTAGTTTTTATATTCGATTTCATCCCATAAGTCTTGTGTTATATGACATAACTCGTTGCCATCTTCATCCTGTAATATATCTGGATACATTCCATTTAGATACCATTCACTAACTACATTAAGAACTTCTTGATTAGTTAGTTTTAATCTTTTAATTATATTTTCTTCCATTTGTTATAGTTTAGTTATTAAATTCAAGGCAAATATATAAAATTGGAATCAATAACAATACCTTTTTTAACAATTTTTATAAAAATGTTTATCTACTAGATGTAAATTGTAATTAAATTATGAAGGCCAGATGATTACCATTAGAAATAATGTACTAATCTTGCTACTTGACCACTCTCTTTTTCGTGTATAAAACCTTCTACTGCTTTAGGAACTCCAACATATCCTTTTCTTGAGTGCCAACTATCTGTACCTGAAGGTGAACGCATATACTCTACAGTAACTCCTATAAAGTCTTTAGCATCTCTCCACTTGTGTTTTACTTTGTGATGTAAATGATGTAAATACCAGTACCTAAACTTAGTTTCAGACCAGAGTAAAGGTTTCTCTTGTGCCATCATTAAAGGTAAGTTATCCATCTTAGCACCATCACCATGCTCTAACCCTATTAGATTACTACCATACTTATAATACTTTCTATGTGCTACACTAATATCAAAAGTTATCTCAGCATCATTTCTAAACCAAGACTTTAATGCGTGTGCTAAATGAAATCCACTTTGATAATCGTGATTACTCATACAATGTATAATGTCTACTGGTGCAATCTCTCTTAATATTTCTACACACTTAACATATAACGCTAATGCAACCTCAAAATGTTCCCACCACTTGCCATCTGTGTCTTGAATCGTACCTGCAGTAGTTTGATTGTAAACATTATCGATATGTAAAACATCGTTTCCTATGCAGAATAATATCTTTTCTATAGCAAAGCCTTCTGACTTAACTATAAGTCCTTCTAAGCCCTCTAAAACTCTCATACAAGCAGTTTCAACATCATATTCATCACCAGTTTCAGCACCATTAGCATATTTACCAATATGTATATCGGCAGGATTGACAACTAATAGATGATTTTGATTTTTGTTTTTTCTTTTTACTGAAGGATAGTGAGGAGAATGATTTTCTATAAACCCACTAATCTTTTCTAGCATATCATTTGTATCAGCAGTTGCATCTTCTTTAGTTACTACACTAAATCTATACTCACCACTTGCTGACTGCCAATGCTTAACAGATACTACATCTTTCTTAAGTATTCCCCTCTCTGAGAGATGAATATCTAACGCAGTATTACCATTAAGATTTGTTGTACTTTCTGCTCTGTTTTCGTAAACCATTTCAACTTCTTCTTGAGATAGTCTAAGTCGCTTCCCATATTTCTTCATGTTGTTATGTGTTAGTTGTTATGCAATTATAACGAAAATAATGCTTTTAAAAATCAAAAGTGAGATGTTTGTTAACACCCCACTCTTGAAAACTATAAACAATGAAAACTAAAACAGGCACAACCCTGCTCGTTAATGCAAATATAATTATTTTTTTAAACCACAATTACAATCGCATTGCTTTTTTTCAAATACAGAGAAACATAGAGGTAGTACGCCTAGTCCAGTCAAGATTAAAGCATTAGTGTCAATACCATTCTTCTCTATGTATAAACTTGCAGCCAAAACAATTACACCACTTATTGTTCTTTTGCTACTCCACTTACCTTTAGAATCTGCAAAAAGTTCTTTAACTGCTTTAAGTAATTCTGTTATTGGTTTTATGCCCCCTTTAACTAGCATTGACCCTATAAATTTCTGTATCATTATTTTTTCTTTTTGTAGTTAGGAATAACAGCATCTATAACTGAATCTAACCATCCAAATATTTTGTTGTCTTTTTCTGTTGGAGTTAAGTTAGTTACTACTTTTAAAAAAGCCATTAGTCCTACTAATAACTCTAACCAATTTTGTGAAATAAAATCCATAATATATATATTTAATTAATTAATACTCTTTTTAATACAACCAAATCGCTGGACTTGGTTTTTCTTTATTGTCAATATCCACATGGATAAAAGACTTATGCAATCCAAACCTTTCAAAACCTACATACACTAAAGCATCCATCATTCTTGCTCTAGTAACACCATCTGAACATCTTATATCTGCTGCCAATCCTTTTATATGTGCAGAGGTTGGGTTCTTTTTGCTCTCTGTATGGTTCTCACATCTATACCCACTATTGATAGCAAATGGTATACCTGCAAATTCTCTAGCCTTATCAAGCATCTCTAACAACTCATCACTTATAAATGTTTCATCACATCCACACTTGCAAGTAAACTCATTTTTACTAAAATGCTTAATCATTTTATTCTACTGAAACAGATTCATCAGGATTAACATCAATACCATCTGCATTTTTTGCATAACCTAAAAACGAATGTACGCAATCTGTTGGGAATATCTCGTTAATTCCAAAGTCATATTCTTCAGTAGTCATTAAGTCATAGAATACTCCAGGATAATATACAGGTGGTGTTATTTCGTGTCCATCAGGATCATACGTTCCTGGTATCTCTACTATTTTACCTATGTAAACTATTGCTTGAGTACCATTAATGTAAAGGTCTTGACTTACTCCTTCTTCAGTTACTACTTCATAAGTACCTTTAGCAAGTAAATCTGCATCTCCTTGCGCTCTGTCTGTGTATTGTAATTTGTATATGTTCATTTTATTATGTTGTTAATGTTGCTAATTCTGAGCCTGTTAATGCTGTTTTAAATACTTGTAGTTGTTTTACTTTTCCGAAAAAAGGTAAGCCATTGTTGCCATTAAAATCAAAAGATAAATTATCTAAAGTTGCAGTAAAAGCAAAAGCATTCGAAAGATTCCCTCCATTTGGAGTAATAGGACTACCATCTATATAAATTAAACTCTGACCACTTTTATATGATACTGCTATTTTGTAAAAAGTATTTACATTTAAAGCATCAAAATTATTGCTGTAAAAAACGTCAGTACCATTTGATTGAACTCTAAGAAAAAAATCATTACTATTTTCAAAACCAATCGCTACACTATTATCATCAGAATTAGAAGCAGCATTATTTAAACTTATTAAATAGTAACTATCAGGTTCGAGTACAGGTTTAGATAATTCTATAAAGAATGTTCCTTCTGTTTGTCCTATCTTATCACTAATTCCTGTCTTTGTATATGTTTCTTGATTTCTAGTTACTGTTGAACCTGATGTTTTTATATAAGAAGTTGGGTAAGAACCTTCTTCTATTTGTGCACCCCAAATATAAACACTTTCATCTTCAGCATTAAAAGCATATCCTCTACCACTTGTAGCCGTGTCTATTAAAGCAACTGTTGATTGTGCTGTTGTAGTTGATGAATTTGCTTTTGTTGAACACTTATACCAACCATCTCCTATGTTTTCTATGTTAGCATCTAATGTTGTAAATGTTTCTACAATTCCATCTTCTAAATTAAAGTTTGCATAATAATTTCCAAACCCACTACCCGTGTATAATTGCACGTATTTGCTCTGTGATTTTTTTATAAATACAGAATGCGTATAATCAACACTTGCAACAACTGTATAAGCATTTGTATATAAAGTGTGTGCAGTTACATCATTTGTTCCGATTAATTTTGTTGCATTTAAAATCCCGTTAGGACTTATAACTGCGTCTGTCTCTAATGTAGAATTATAAATTCCCCACCCACTTTTTTCAAAATCTTCTGAATAAGTTATTTCATTTTTTCTCTGTGGCTCTACTAATAAACTAGAAGTACCATCTGTATAATCTACTCTTGGTAAGTTATCTATTGTTGCTTCTTTTACTGATACATTGTCTATACTTCCTACAAATGAAGAATCTGCATTAAATTGTGCATATGGAAAAGTTGATACTAAAGCAGTTAAAGTTGCTGTATAAGTTCCATTTGCTGAATTGTAATCACCATATCCTGTATTCCCTAATTTAATTCTAATAGAACCTGCACTATAATTAGATATTGTATATTTTACTACATAACTTACATTATTAACTAATCCATTAGAAACACTATTATTTAGATTTGATGTACCTGTTTGTGAGCCATCACAATTTGCAGTTCCACCTGATATAGTCCATCCTGTTCCTTTACTCCAATCACTATCAGTTGCAAAATCTCCATTTGTAATTAATTCTGTATCTGAAACAATTTGTACATTTTCTACTAAGCCACTAGGATTAACTCTAGTACCTAATGTTGCTCTAGTCATTGTTATTGGCTGAGGTACAAATCTTGTACCTGCTGTACTATAACCTAATAGATTATCTTCTTTTATTGCCCAATTATCATTTCCTATCTGTAAACTTGGATTCGCCATTATTGTATTGTGTATGTTAATGCACTAGCCATCTCTGCATAAGATTCATAAAAATCAGTTCCTGATGTACCTGTTAGTTGTAATAGTTGCTCATCTGTTAGTGCTGTGTTATATACTTGTAGTTGTTTTACTTTGCCGAAAAACTCATTTCCTGATGGACTTTGGTCAAAAGCAAGTCTATTTAATCCTGAAGTTACAAATGTTGTGGAGTCAGTTGCTCTTTCAACCCCATTTACCCATAAGGCAAAATCTCCTGTTTTCCATTTAAAAGCAACCTTATTGAAATCAACAATACTTGATACATCATACTGCAAGGCAAGGTAACTACCATTCCTTATTAATACCTGTATTCTGTTAGAGTTGGTTGTGTATCTTATTTCTATTCTATTTGTACTTGTTCCATCAGATAAAGAAATCTCTCTGTAAGTCAAGTCATCAGCCAAAGCAGCCATCTCAACAAACAAAACCCCCTCTGTACTATTAATCAAACTACCTATACCATCTCTTGTGAAGATGTCTTGGTTTCTTGTAACTGTACTTCCTGATGTTGGAATGTAACTCGTTGCGTAAGAACCTTCTTCTAATTGTGCGCCCCAAATATAAATACCACTTACAGGTATATCATCTATCCAAATTCCTTGTGTAGAAGTACCATTACTTTCAATCAATTCAAACCTTTGCCATTCCTCCGTTACTGTTAAAGTTTTTTGAGTTACTGTTAAGTTAGGGTCTTTTAAAACAACATTTACAGTTCCTGTAATACTTTTTAAATACACTGACCTTGCTATTACTCCTGTTACAGATATTCCCCCTTTTAAAACACCTGATGAGCCATTTCCAATAAATTTAGTTGCATTATAAGTTCCATCAGGACTTAAAGTTTCTGTTGTGTTATAGGTAGGAGTTACACCTGATTGTTTAGTCCAATAACTCTGACTAAAATCCTCACTATAAGTTATAAGATTAGTCCTCTGTGGCTCTGCTAATATATGCGGACAACCTCCTCCTGTGTAGTCTATACGAGGTACGTTATCTCTTGTAACTTCTTTTAGTGATACGTTAGATATAGAACCACTAAAACTTGAACCATAAAAAACAAACCTTATATCAGAACCTGAACTTATCACTTCTGTAAATGTACCATTAGAACTATATTCTAAACTATCCGAAGAATTTCCAACAAAAGCAGGAATAACTCTACCTGAAATGTAATTAGATATAGTAAAGGTTAGTGAAAAATTTTTATTTGCAGAACCTGAAATACTTTGTATCAAATTTGCTGTAAGCCCATTTCCATTAGCAGTATTACCACTTATAGTCCATCCATTTAAAGACCAAGCAGTTGAGCCATCAGGAAAATCTCCATCTGTAACTATATCTGAACCTGTAACAATCTCAGCATAATTTACTAAACCATTCTCATCTACTCTTGTAGCAGCAGTTGCTCTAGTAACATCCATATCTGCTGATGTGTATTCTTTTATACTAAAACTTGTTATATCAGTAGTTCCTGCTGTTGATTGTCTTAACCATAAAGTATTATTACCTGAAGCAGTAAAATAATGTGTACCAAAACCACTACCATACTCATTTCCACCTGCTGTTGTATTACCCAAAGAAAAACCTGAACTTGTAGTAGTTCCTTCTATAATTAATTTATATTGTGTGCCTACTGTTAATATTGCTGCTTTTGTTAAACCTTCAACAGAACCTCCCGTAGTAGTAAAAGTATTTGCATCTACAATAGAAGCACCATTAACTGCTGTAAAATCAGTTTGTAAATCAACAGGTTGTGATAGCATTTCAGAACCCTCAGTAGGTACAGGCACTACTGCATACAATTCTCCTGCCTTATATCCGTTAGGAGTTACTACTATACTAACATCATCTAATAAACTCATTCTATATTATTTAAAGTTGTTAATTGTGCTTCTAAACAAGCCTTAGCCTCAAATACTCCACCATCAGCAATAACTCTTGCTTTAAAGTCGCTAACCTGCTTTTGTACAGGGGTTAATCCACCCTTGTTACTTGTTGGTAATGATATGCCTAGAGATAATTTCATTATGAACTTGTATCACCATCACTCTCTCTGTACCCTATGCCAATACCACTCGTTAAAGTGATAGCAGTTGTACGGAAAAATAATGTTGTTCCAGCATTCATAGTTTGACCATTTAAAGCAGTAATATTAGTAGGGTCACCTGCTATTGTAGAAATCACTGATTCAACTGGAAAAAATATGCAATACCAGTCTTTACCTGTTTGCGCAGCAGTAGTAAAAACTTCTGTACCATAATTCTTACCAAGCATCTCCATTAGTAATGTATTGTCTGTATCGAATGTACTCATTTTTATTTGTTTTTTATATTATTATTAATCTGTAAATATTTTTAGTATAGCACCTAAAGTTATAGTATATATAACCCACATTGCTTTTACTAATATCTTTCTCATAGATGTATTTCTATTTACCCTAGCAGTCACCCCATCATCTGGATTTAACAATCTTTCTGTTAGCATATCTAGTTTTTCATCTATACTGTTCATCTTTTCGTTTATAGAGTTTATATCTTTTTTCATTGAAACTATTTCCTCTTTAGTAGTCATTAATACGTTGTAGTTTTAATAGTTAAGTTAATATATATCTCTGAACCTCCTGATGTTTCTTTTATCATTGGGAATATAATATCTCCTGCTGATATATCTGCATCAGATGCTACTGCAAAAGTAGTTTCATCTATAGCAATTAATTTATTGTTACTTGCAAGTCCTGTTAAAACAATCTCTTTTACTCTCTCAGCAGTTCTATTAGATGTATTATCTGCAACTGGAGTTAGTTTACATATTGCTATTTTAAACTCATTAGAACCTGTACTTGTCGCCCATCCTTTAAAAGATACTGCACTACAATTCTCAGGAACTATTTGTGCTTGACCCATCTCAAAAAAAGCGTTAGGTGCTATAGTAATACTTCCTAAAGTTGTACCACCTGAATCTATATTAATTAAGTATGGTGATTTGTTGTCTAGTAAATCTTGACCATAAGAGTAGTTAGTTAACGCAGTTGTAATATAACCTTGCATCTTATAGTTAG